AATAGAAATATTGAAAGCGTTGATCGAATAAAAAATCCATCTTTACATTATCCACAAAGATCTGATATTTTTGCTTCAGATTCAGTGTTTTTTGCAAGCGATTATTTAATGGTTTTACATAGACCGGAAATGTTAGGTATAACAACCTATGGTATAAACAATTTGCCAGTTGAGAATATCATATATACCCATTTTTTGAAGAATCGAGATGGGCAACCAAAGATTCTACAATTTTATAATAACTTGAAATATAATACAATCGAAGAAGAAATGTCCAATTAAACTTTTATTAATTTAAATTTAAATTTATGACTAGCAAAAATTCATTCGCAGTAGTTATTCCATCGAAAGAACGTGATCCTCAAGGTTTTTACAAGAAAAACTTTGTTGAACTTTTGCAATCGCCGAAATACAATAAGTTAACAATTGCCGGTATCGATATACCAACAGTACTCCGCGGCATTCAACATGCAGGACCTGATACATTGTTAACCGTTGGCACCGCGAAAAATCACGATATTAACTGGATTGAACGTCCAACTTACGCTTGCGAGCGTGGTATTGAACCTATCTTTGACTTAGTTAAGGATTGGAATACTGTTACTAATAAGTTAGATACTTATTATAACGAAAAATACCCAAAGTTCCGTTCATTTACTGCATCTACAGGTACTACCGTAGAAGTGTATCCGCACTTTATCAAAGTTGGTAACAATGTTTATCCTTGGCAAGATAAACAGTCATCTTTGACAGATTACGATTTGAACCTGATTATCGCTACAATGAAAACTTTACGTTAAGATATAGCGATAAATAATAATTTATAACAATAGGTGAGCCGAAAACTCACCTATTTATTTTTGATATATGGCTAGAAAATGTTTAATTTTAGGTGGACCTGGTACAGGTAAATCTACCTCGATTTCTACGCTTGATCCAAAAAGTACTTTTATAATAAATTGTGATGAAAAAGACTTACCTTTTAGAGGTTGCAACAGCAGTTACAAAGCAATTTATACCGATGGTAAATTCGATTTACAAAAGTCTAACATATATAACACTACCAAACCTAATATTATCATATCCTTACTACAAACAATTTCTAAATCCAGACCTGATATAAAAGTCGTTGTATTAGATACCATCTCAATGATGATGGTCGCTGAATACATGGATAAAGCTAAAGAAAAAGGATTCGATAAATACACACAATTCGCGTTGGATGTATTTAATATCCTGAAATGTATAGATCAATTAAGAGACGATCTAACAGTGTTTGTATTTTCGCATACAGAAACAGTAATTGATGCTGACGGTGTCAGAATGACTCAGTTTATGGTTCCTGGTGGAAAATTAGTAAATGAAAAGATAAAACCAGAAGGAATGTCTACTATAGTTCTTTATACAGACGTAGTAGTAGAACAAGGAACTCCTAAGTATTATTTTAATACTCAGAATAATGGAAGAAATACTTGTAAAAGTCCTGTTGGGATGTTTGAGGATTTGCGAATCCCAAATGATTTAAATTTAGTGTTAAATAAGATAAACGAATATTATGTATAGTACTACCGGTATTACAACTACAAGCAATGATGTTGCTTACTTAGAAGCAGGAATTCACGACAATGTTGAATTAGTTAATATTAGAAAAGATGTTAGCCCTAATGGTAACAAATTTATAGAATTAACGTTTGACAAAGATGGTGAACGTATGATTCATACAGAATATGAACCAAAACGTTCTGCAAACGAAACACAAGAAGAATTTGATAAAAAACAAGCTAACCAAGGAGCACGTTTTTATAGAATCGGTTCATGTTTCACACAAGATCCTGATCTGTTTAAGTATACCGCTATTGACTTCGATGATTTTATGAATAAGTTTATGCAACGTGTAAATCCTATTTATAAAGGTGTTAAATTAAGAGTTAAAGTTGTTTTAAATAATAAAAACTTCACAACTCTTCCAAAATATACAACATATACATTCATTGAACCAATGAGTGTAGAAAAGAGTAAAATTAAAAAACTTACTATCGACAAGTTTGATAAAACTTTTGCAGATAGTGAAAAAACTGTAGCAAATCCATTTGACACAACAAATGTAACAACTACAGCAAAAACAGATGATTTACCATTTTAATTAATGGTAGCAACCGGTACTAAACGGATAGTTTAGTAAGTTCAAGTCTTACTACCGGTTCTATAAATACAAAATATGTGTAAAAACTGTGTCAGCTAGTAATTATCATCGCGTTTATCGTATATATTTACTCGCATATTTTGTATTATTTAAAAAAATTATAACTATGTATGATACTAATAAATTAAATAAAAATACAGATTTATTTGATAAAGTAACAGAATATGATATATATGCTCATTATATAGGTTCTTTTAAAATAGGTACTGTGTTTAGTAGTCCATTAAGAGAAAAGGATAATAATCCTTCATTTGGTATATTTATAAGTAGACGTACTGGTTCTTTGTTATACAAAGATTTGTCTACTGGAGATTCTGGTAATTGTATAAAATTTGTAAAACAATTATTTAAATTAACAACCTATAAAGATGTTTATGATAAAATAAACATTGATCTGCAAACAGAAAATAGAATACTGATTAACGCAAACAGTAATAAAAAATCAAACAAAAAAACAAAACATATATCAATTAAACGTAGATCTTTTTCAGTAAATGACTTATTATACTGGAAACAATACGGTATAACTGAAGAGTTATTAAAGTTGTATAATGTTTTTTCAATATCTGCTTTTTTTATAGACGATATTGTTTGTAAATTATATACCAGCGACGAACCAATGTTTGCATATAAAATATTTAACCATTTTAAGATATACAGACCGCTGTCTGCAAAAAAAGAAAAATGGTTTAGCAATACAACTGAATTTGATTTACAAGGATATGAACAACTTCCTTCTTTTGGTGATGTTCTTATTATTACAAAAGCCTTAAAAGATGTAATGTCTTTACGAATGTTAGGATATAACGCTGTTGCACCATTATGTGAAACATCGATTATACCTAATAAAATTATGTTAGAATTAACAAAACGTTTTAAAACAATTATTGTGTTGTATGATAGAGATCGTGCTGGATTTAATGGTACAAAATCTTTATTACGACGTTATAATTATCTTGATTTCTTGTTTGTAAATAAGAAATATGGTACGAAAGATATTTCAGATACAATAAAAAAAATAGGAATTGATGAAACTAAAACGTTTATCGATTCTAATATTAACAAAATATTAAAAAGATATGAAACTTTTACTGAGTAATAACGAAATTGTAGAGATAAATACTAGAAAGGATGTTATTAAATGTTTTCTTGATCATCCTACTGACAAAAATTGTTTAAATTTACTATTACCGTCTTACGAAAATAAAGATAATCTTTACAAAACCTTATCTTTTTTTTACAATCATCAAGAGTTAGATGTGTATAAAAGAAAATCAATAAGAAATATTATACTTGAAAAAGAATTACAACAATGTATAAAAGAATCAAATCCTTTATTAGATAGATTGTTTTCAGAAAATACTATTAAGAAATCGTATTTTAATCGAAATAATTTAAATTTTGTAAAATTTAAATACAACAATTCTACAAATTCTGTTGTAGTATCTGGTTTACTATTTAAAGATTTTAAGAAAGCGATTACGGAAAACGATTTTGCAGTATTAAATAATTATTTGTCTAAATTTAATAGATGTAAAACAGATTTTAACCCCTCGGATAATTATACTAACGAAATTTACTATAATGAATATAATAGTACTAGACTTTATAGTTCGTCTGATAAATTTTTATTATTTGATGATGTATACACGGCGAACAAAGACGTTAGAGATGTTTGTGATATAATTACAAATTTGATAGAAACTCATTATTCTTTTTGTACAACATTTCGCAGAAGTGACAAATCATTAAAAATATACAATTTCCTTGATGGTATACATCATTGGTATGACAATTATTTTAAAACAATACCAATGTATTATATTAACGATGTTATACGTTATTGTTATGATATTTTTTCTAAAATAAACGAGATATCATTAGAATCTTATGTTGAAAATATATTTGATACAAAAAAGAATATATTAAACAATTTATCTAAAATAGCTGTAAAAGATTATGTAAAGTTGGATTTACCTGATTTCTTAGAATCATCACAAGCTACAGACAGATACAAACCAACATATAAAGCAATTGATTCGATAAATACAGATACTGTAAACGAATTAAACAAGTCTTTAGAAAAAGTAACAAGTAATATTGACAATACTATTAGTACTATTTTAAAACATTTTTCATCATATTATAAAGATGATGAACATATAAAAATCGTAGATGGTTTTGAAATAGCAAAATATTATAACTCTATTAATTATGCTTTTTCCAACGGAACATTAGGTTCATCGTGTATGCGTCATAATGGTTTTACAAATGAACATACAGAAGTATATTGTCTTAACCCTGATGTTTGTAAAATGATTGTTTATTGTGATGAAAAAGATAAAACACTCGCTAGAGCAATATTATGGTACACAAATGGTAGAATATACCTAGATAGAGTATTTTGTTCAGACACATTATATGCTAAGAAAATTGTAATCTATGCGAACAATCATAATTTTATAGGATTATATGATAACCATATTGACGGTATTATTCTCAATGAGAGTGTAAATGGTAATACTATACATGTTGATTTAAAACCATTATATTATAACATGCCTTATTTGGATTCTATGACATATTATGATATATTGAATCATAGGTTAAGTAATCGTAAGATTGATGGTAATTTTGTAAATTGCAGTTGTCATAATGCCGGTTGTTCTCATATGCATTATATAGACTCATATAAGAGTAATATTGTTACCAAACATGTTGGTTTTGATAAATACGATAACGCTAAAGATATGTATCATCCGTTTTTTGGATATATACCAGAACGATTCTGGTATGACAAAAACAATCCTTATAATAAAAACTTTTTAGATTTAAAGTTACTATACGCTAACAAAAGACCAGTGAGTGCCTATAGTAATCTATATATGGATTATTTTAAACAAATACCATATATAGATAGTATGTTATACAGTGATAAATATTGTTTGCTTACACTTGATGGTCGTGAATTTTATTTTATAAGCACAGATACTATAAACGATAAACCTAATCAATATTATGATTTTGTTGATTTAAACAAATTAACAAAAGAAGATTGTTCAAATGTGCAAATGGATAGCTTATCGAGTAATCCATTAACTTGTAAAGTACAAGATTTTTTATTGTGTAAAAAAGAAGGAATAAATACTTCAATTTTACCAAAAATTGTATTTGATCGTCGCAAGACAGCTTTATTTGATGCTGCTTATACTTTTCGAAAACGTTTTAAAATATCAAGAGATTTATGATAAATTTACAATTATTAATCAATACGTTATCTATTCAGACGAAAAGTAACGAACAAGAAGAAATGATTGAATATGTAAAATCATTTTTAGATACTATAAATTTATCATATACACGTGATACATATGGTAATATTTATGTAACAAAAGGAACTGGTACAAATGGTTATCGATGTATTGTGTCACATCTTGATACAGTTCATTCACGAGTTGAAAATCGAAAGATTTATAAGCAAGGTGATATTTTATTTGCTTTTGGTAATCATATCAATAGTACATATAAAGATTGGTCACAGTGTGGTGTAAATGGTGATGACTCTGTTGGTGTGTATTTATGTTTACACGCTTTATTAGAAGAAGATGATTTAAAAGTCGTGTTTTTTCTAAATGAAGAAATTGGTCGATTAGGATCTAATCAGTGTGATATTACATTTTTTAAAGATTGTAATTTAGTATTACAACCAGATAGAAAAGGTAACTCTGATTTCATAAACATAAGTGCTGGAATCGAGATGTGTTCTAAAGAGTTTTTAGAACTAATTAAAGATGATCTTACAGAACACAAATATAAAGTAGCAACAGGTGTTGCTACAGATGTAGATGTGTTGAAAAAACGTGGTGTAGATGTATGTTGCGCAAATATTTCATGCGGTTATTATGAAGCGCATACAGATAACGAGTATGTATCGTTAAAAGATATTGCTAATTGTCAGAATTTAATTAAAACTATATTTACAAAATATGGTTTTACAAAACAATCACACACATATGTTGCACCTGTATATACTTTTGGTCAAACATATACATTAGATAATACTTCACAAATACCTGGTTTTAATACATTATTAAATGATTTAACTAAGTTTCATTTTTGTGATGGACTTAAATCATTTGGTAAAAAGTATCAATATAACAATACATATGGTTATATAAAAGATAAACCAATACATTTGAATAATTATAAGTGTAGTGAATGTGGAGAAGAACATGTATATTTTCTCCCAAATGAAGAGTTTTTAATGTGTACATCTAAACATTGTCATAATTTTAAATATGATCCGCGCATCATAAACGAAATTACTGTAAAAGATGATAATGGTAAAGATGATTTTGTGTATTCTGTCTTTAACGCTGCTTGGTTAAAGAAAAATCAAGCACGTTTTGATAAAACACAAAACAGTTGGGTAACAGATTGGTCAAAGTTATATGAACATAACGACGACGAAGAAGATTATAGTCGTTATTACGGATATGCTGGTTAATCGTCGTGTAAAAAATGCAACACCTTTAGTTTATGATTCTATACAATTTAAATCTAAACTAGAGGTGTATTGTTATCGCAGATTAAAAGAATGTAACATCCTGGCAAATTATGAACCAATAAAGTTTGTAATTCAACCAGGATTTACATTATTTAATGAAAAAATAAGACCGATAACATATACTCCTGATTTTGTTGGTGATAACTTTATTATTGAATGTAAAGGTATGCAAACTGATACATTTAAAATAAAATGGAAGTTATTTAAATATTATTTATTCACTAATAATATTTCATATAAACTATATTTACCTAGAAATCAAAGAGATGTTGAAAAAGTAATACAAGAAATAAATGAGTAAAACTTATTATTCTGATAATACTCGTATATCAAATTCATCATTGGGTTGGTTTAAGATATCACCAAGATACTTTAGAGATAAACTCGATGGATTAATAAAAGAACAATCAGAAGATTACTTTGCATTGGGTACAATGATACATATGTTTTTATTAGAACATGCTGAATTTAAAAAGGTTTACAAAACTGTAAAAACTTATAAAAAACCAGCATCTTCACAACAACAAGCGTTTTGCGAAGCATATATAAACAGTACTCAAAATAAGCCTAAATTAAAGGCATTAGAGGCATATAAGAGTGTTTACAGTACTGCAGGAAGCAGTGATGATAAACTAGCTGAAAAAGGCCTTAAATTAGCCTTAGAACTTAAGACTCATATCAAGTATATGAGCGATAAGGATAAGATTATCATAAATGAACAAACAAGTAATGATTTAGATACTATTAAGAATAATGTATTAAATCATAAACTCGCTAACAAACTTTTATTCAATGAGAGTGAATGGATACATAATCCTTCGTTATTTACTAGTAATGAATTTCATATAAATTGGGATATCAAAGTAAATGACATAACAGTTAACTGTAAGTCTTTATTGGATAGATTGATAATAAATCACGATGACAAAACAATAACAATTGTTGACATTAAGACAACAAGTAGTAGTGATTTTAGGGAATCTTTCAACAAATATGATTATGGTAGACAAATAGCTTTTTATTGGTTAGCTGTAACTAATTATTTTTTACAGACTTATCCTGATAAAAATATATCTGAATACAAACAATTATCATATATTGTTACTATAAACACTTTAAACAAGAGTGTTACTGTATTTAAACTACAAGAGAGTTTAATACTGATTAAAACTGACGAAATAGTTGAACTGCTTTCTGAAATAGGTTGGCATATAACTAATGATTTATGGGATCATTCTAAAGAATATTACGACGGAGACGGAAGTGAATATTTATAGAATGTGTAATGATAAATTTAGAAAATACTAGAAAAAACACTAAATCTACAGTATTTCTACTACCATCAATAGTAGAAGGTTGTAGATATGATTTTTTTACTGGTATAATTGACTATAACACAAACAAAGGTAAATCATCATTTGTAAACACTTATATTGCGGATACAAATAAACCTTGGTTTGATAACCATATATTTGTTGTATATAAATTAGAATTAACAGCAAATTATATGAGAATTGATAAACGATTACGCTCTTTACCAAATTATGTAACAGATTATTGTTATATTCAAAATGGTATAGATCTTAGTGTTTATGTTTTTAATGTTGACAAACAAAATCAACAAATATATAATCTATTTAAAAAAGGATTATATTCGAAATTTGATAATAATTACAAAATTGATATATTACATTTTTGGAAAACAGATATAAATAGTGAATTGTTTTCATATTTATTTCTTACTAAAACTACTGAAAAAAACAAATTAGTAAATACTAATTTAGAGTACGCTGAAGATGAACATCTTAGTAAACCTGTTATAGTAGAAGAAACTATTCCAGAAATGATTATAATAGACAAAAAATAAAATAAATTATTTGTTTTATGAACGAAACACAAAAAATACAATTTTTAGTATGGTTTTTAAATAACTTACTAAAGAATTTTAAATTAAGAATAACATCTTTAGGATTAGTTTGTAAAACAAATAATTCAGGTGTTGAAAAAGAATTGTTATTATCTACAGATTGGAAAGTAGCGTTTGAATTTTTAAAGATAGATTATAATGCTATTCTGTATGACGACGATATAACAGAAGAAACAATGTTTGTTATGTTAACAGAAAGTGAATATTTTAATCCGGATTTGGTAGTATTTAAAGCTTCTGAAATAAAAAATTATTCGGTTTTTATACGACATATGATAATTTCTTTTAGAAATTATATACAAACATTAAAGGTAGCTCATTATGAAGAGTTATATTTTGCTCATACATCTTATACATACTTGTATGATTTAATACTTGAGAACTATTTTGAAATATCTAAAAACAACTTTCAAGTATATCAAGATGTGTTGACCGATGTGATTAAACCAAAATTTAACTTTAATCTGGTAAAAGAGTTACTACAATTAACTGAAAAAAAGACACAATTAACTGATGCGTTTATCGGTGGTGTATATGAAGGTTTTTTGTTAGATGTGGGTATATTTCATGATCAATATCTGTTAAGTAACACAAAAGAACAAATAGAAAGTGATTTTCTAGAATGGTATAAGTAATATTAGATGGTAATAAACAGCCTAGTAGTGAAAAGTATATGAAAATATTTCTTATTTTTAAGAAATTAAGTAATGAAAAGTAGACGAAGATTCTGGAATTATAGTTTTATTATATATAGTAATAGGTATGATATAATGTGTGTCATATTATTATCATATTTGTTATTTTTATATAATATTCTAATATTATGATGTTTACAATTTGTCGTAAACAAGAAAGGGTGAGACGTAATATCTCACCCTTGTTACTTTAAGGCCGTAAAAATTTTTAGGGCATTTATTTTTGTAACCAACTAAGTTCACTACCCATATCGGAATATCTGTATAATTGTCTTAACATAGGCATTGTGTTTAGTAAGTCATATTTTATTTTTAATTCACCACGTCTATCTGTTCTCTCATATATTTCAGTAGGATCTGTAACTAATTGATCTATTAATTTAGCAAACGATTGAATCGTAGACATACTAGCAGCAGGTGTGGATAACATTTTCCATGCGCCAGGAATATTAACATAAAATGACATTTCTAGCTTATAACGATATGCCTGATATGCTACAGTGTTTAACAGTTTATCATCATCACTATCACCTTTCATATTTATTAGAAATGTAGCTAATAGAGTAGCTGCTAAGAACATCGCTATTTCATAATTTGTACGTTTAATATTAGCTTTTTGATGATCGGTTAGATTATCCCATTGTAACATAGATGATGTTAAACCATGAGCAAACATTTCTTTAAAGAATTTACTAAAGAAATTAGCATAAGTTATATACATACCTTCTCTAAAATCTCCAGCTACTTCTCTATATTCCATTTTGTAGAATCTCTTTTTTATACCAGGTACAATCCATTTACGGTACGCTAATACCATTCTACCTAAAGCACCTTGTTCTAATGCAACTCTACCTAATTCACCATATTCACCATGTAATGCTGATAATTGTCTACCTATTTTATTACCAAAATCTAATTGCGTATCTTCATCAAAATCTATTATTTTATTTTCTTCATCAAATACTAATTTACCATCTTTTACAATAAAAAGATCTATTGCATTATACTCTTTACCGTTTTTATCATGAACTTTTTTCTCATATAAAGAGCCTAATAGATATCTACCTTTCATAAAGTGTTCACCCATTTTCATGAATGAATAAGCAGCACTTGTATCAGCTAAATCTCTTACTTTTGAATTATTCTTAATTAATTGATCATCTGTTTTATAATCAATACCAAAATGATTCATTAAAAGATTTACAATATTCTTAGGTCTTCTTTCAGATATATCTGCTAATAAACCACCGTTTATAAATTCCTGATCATATTTCCATGCACCTTTTCTAAAGTTACTTATAGATATATATTCTCCAGCAAGACTTTCAATATACTGATATGAATCACCTAACGCGATGTTATTTATACCCTGAACCCAGTTAAAACCTAACAAATTTAAGGATGTAAAACTACTTAACGCACTAGCTGCTTTAGCTTTATCTAACTCAAAACCAAATAAATTAAATGATCCTTGATCTTTTTCTAATTGTCCATAAAATATAGCATTTACAAAATCTGAAAATTGATCTGCAATATTATTTGCCATACCTGCTTTAGCTTCCTCAACACCTAATGGACTATTTTTAGTAAGAAGATTCATTATAGGATTACCTTTTTTATCTACTGCTTTTTTAGTTCTTTGATTTAGCATTGTACGTACAAACTCGACTTCTGGCAATATCTCTTTTTTAGCTACATATTGCTCTGACATTTTATAGAATTTATAAAGTATAGTGGCTAAATCATAATTTTGATTAGTTAATTCAATATTATTAGTATAATAAACTGGTAGATATTGTAGTTCTTTTTCATTAGTACTTACTTTGAATTGTTGATCTATTCTTTCAGTATCCTCCGGTCTTACATTAAATGTTGTTGTTACTTTATTCTTTAGTGCGTATAATATACCGTTTGATTTTACCTGATCTTCAAATTCTTTAGCAATACCCGGTAATCTGTTTTCAAAGAAACCACCAAGCTTATACATATCTGGTAAATTTCTATTTCCATCTTTAATCAATTTTATTAATTGATCATAAACTAATATTTTAGGATCTTCAGGATTACTTTTACGAAGATTTTCTAACTGTTTATATTTTTTATCGGTATAAGTGTCTTTTAATTCTCGTAAATCTTGTTTTAATTCAAATAGTTTTTGTATAATCAACTCTTTTTTATCAAGATTAACTAGTTCTTTAAGATCTTTTTGTTCAGATAAACGTTTATTATAGTTTTCTATTACTTTAAATGCTTCATCTTCAGTAAGTAAACCATCTTTGGCTAACTGTTTTAATACAGTTTCTCTTTCAGATTTATACTTTACCTTATTATATGGTGCACGCTCATCCCAAAAGTTTCTACGAATATTACGTTTGATAATAGGATCATCTATTGATGCTACTTTATCTAACATTTCATAATATTCTTTTCTAAATTTAGCGTTATATTTAACTACAATATTTTGTGTTAAATTACCATCCTCATCTTCTTCAATAAATGGTTTATAAAAATCTTCACTTTTAGTGAGAATATTATTTGTTGAAACTTTTTCAAGTTTTTCTATATCTTCTACTAGATCATTATATCGTTCTTCTGCTACTTTTTCAGCTTTTCTAAATTGTTTTGTAACAATTTTCATAACGGATCCTACAACAGAATCAGGAGAATCAAGTAAGTTGTCAGCCCATCTTCTAAAAGTAGATATATCTTTGTCTGCTGTTTTAAGTTGATTACGTATAAAGTCTTTAGTTTCTGCTTCCAATGAGTTTTCTTCTTCTTTAAAACGTCTATCAATATAAATAGGTTTTGTTATTTTAGCTTTATCTTCTTTAGATAATTTATTATAATCAAGTTCGTATTGTAAACGTCTTTTATCGGCAATATATGTTGATTCTTTACTTAATCTATCAACTATTAAATTTTCTGCATAATCTTTATATAAAATTTTTACTTGATCACGTAACATTTTTAATCTATTAACTTCTGCTAATAATTGTGCATCACTTTTATATTCAGGATCAAATGCAATCATTATAGCAATGTCATCTAAAATATCATAAGCTTCTGCAGAATCTGCCCAATATTCTAGTTTCTTTATAGTTTGTGTATTATTAGCAACACTTTCAGATGATATTTTATATAAAGATTCTATATCTTTAGAAGCATGACTTAAAAACATAGATATCATATTTGCTGTTTCTTTAATATTTGAAATAGTATCTATGATTTCTTGTAATTCTCCAGCTCTTCCGGAATAACCTTTTCTTTCAAGATGATGCTTCTTTTCAAGTAACGTGTTTATAAGTTTTCTTTTTAATTCGGTTAACTTATCGTGTTTCATATAAGTTTCTGTAGGATTAAATTGACCTCTTGATAATATTTGTTTATAGTCTTCGTTATCAGATAACAAAGTATCGATACCACTGTTATTTCTACCAATATTTGTACTAAGTTGAATATTGTGAATTGTATTACCATTCATCGTGGTATCTAATCCTATAACACTTTTACTATTTACTCTTACACCGTGACCATGTAATATTTTCTTATAAACGGTTAATTGTAAATTGAATTTGTTTTGATAAGATTTACCAAACTTATCGCTAGTATAGTATTTAAATCCACCACTTTCTATAAACTTATTACCTTCAATTCTACTACCTACTTTTGTTTTAAAGTCATAAATTTCAACAGTTCCGTCAGAATTTACAACAATCAAGTCTATAGTGCCTGCAATCTTATTTATAGGGTCAAAAACGACGACTTCTGAGCGATACTGAACGTTGGCATCCTTTTTAAACTTATCGTTCAAAATACGGCCTATAAATGCGTTTTTAGCGGCATTAGACAACTCTATACCATTGTTTACTTTAACATTAGTATTTTTAAAGTAATTTTCAGCTTCATTGTGTATAACTGTACCTATTCTGGCAGCGCGATCCATTTTATCTAAATTCTCTTCAGATATACCTTCTTTTGGACCATAACCTATTTCAGTCATAGCGTTTGTAACTGATTGAAAATATTCACCAGTTAATTTGTGTTGATATGTGTGATTTTCTTCATTAAATAATATTTCATCTTGTAGTTTATCAATTGTATCTAGCACATCTTTTTGTGTAAAATGTGTTGTACTATTAAACTTACTATAAGATGACGTTTTAAACTCTTCTTCTGCCTGAATTATATCTGGCATCATTTCTTTATAGTTTGGTGTTTTACCGAACTTATTGAAGAGAAACTGGGCCTTTATTGGACCCAGATCTCTTTCCATCTCTGCATAGGCAGAGTCATATATTGGACAACTTTTATTCATTATCTTGACATTAAACCTTTACAGATTAGTGTTTGTTCTAAAGCTTCTTTAAAATCATTTACAGATAGTTCTGTATCTTCTACTGATTTATACAATTCGTTTAATAAATCTTCGGATGATAGTTCTTGTATACCGTTTGTTGTAGCGAAATCGTTATATTCTTTTACTAATTCGGAAATGTTGTAAGATTCTAATATTTGTAATTTTTCAGAAGTTTTAGGATCATTGTATACAGTGGATTCTTCTTTATAAGTATACACAGTATAATTAAATATAGGTGTATAATTAAAAGGATTTTCCGTTTCTTGAACGTTGTTTGTTTCTAATTGTGATTTTGTGCTATCGCTAAATTCAGCAACACTTTTTCCTTTTTCGTAATAACCTTTTTTGTTAGTTAATTCATATACAGGATTTGATTTCATTTCTTTATCAATAATATAACCTACATATTTGTATAAATTAGCTTCATCGATACCTGTTTTTATTTTAACAAACGGTCTGTACAAAGGTTGCATTTCTGAATTTTCACCTACATACAAATTAGCTTTATTATAGTCGTTAGCGTTTTCGTTTTTCATCACAAACAATTGTAACTTTTTATTTTGAAAACGTTTACCTTTATCAAATAAATACTCTAATTTTACTTCTGGTACAATATTATCGTTATACCACATGTTTCTGTATATATCATCAGTATTTATTTCATCTTCAGACATGTATCCTTCATTTATACGATGTAAAGTATCCTTTACATACTTGTTAAAACCTATATCTATAAGATATTCGAACGGTATATATTGATGAATACTATTCAATCCTGGTTTAAATCCAGATGACAATAATGAATATACTACCAAATCTTCACCAAATTTTCTAACAGCTTTTTGCATCTTTTCATCAGTAGATGTAAAAGTTAACATTTCTTTCCAAGCCATTGTTATTATATTTTTAGAACCAGTATCTGTTATACGATTACCCGGTGTAGTTATAATATCTGGTTTAGTTTGCGGTTTTTCAATAGTTTTACCGTCTACTTCTTGATATTCTGTTTCCTGTATATCAGGAATCATCATTTTAAGTAAAGGATTATCTTTTAATAACCATAATTCATCGTTTTCTTTAACTAATTTTTTGAAACTAGCTAAACGATTTGCCATAGAGTTTTTACCAAAAAATAAATTATTATAATTTAAACCTCTAGATTCAGCAAAAGCGTTAAAATGTTTACTATATAATGAACTAACAATACCTGACTTAAAGTTCTTTAAAAGCACTTCATCCTTATAGTATAATTTTCCGTTAGCGTTTAACATTTTATCATGTAATTCTAAAAACATTGGAGTAGATGTGATCAATATATTGTTAAATAACTGATTAACTAATCCTTGTTTATCTTTATAACCAACACTATTTACCGCTTTATTATAAAGAAATGTTTTTTCAAACACCGTTTCTACATCTTTAAATACTCCAGCGGATAAAACTTTATCCATAGAATGTTTAAATTGTTTCAATGCTGTTACAGAATTACCATATTTTTTAGTATCAATCTGTGATGCACTAACCATTTCTGACATACTTTTTGCTAAAGGTTGTAAATCTCTAAATGTTTTAAGAATTAATACTTGATTCTTATACCATTCAAATGTTTCTTGTTTCTTTAGATTATTAGTAAGCCATTCTTCATCAAAAACTAACAATTTATTACCTAATTTAATGATCTTTTCATCATTATTTTTAGATGAAGTGATCTCTTTAGCTAGTTGTTTTTGTTCTGGTGTTTTAGCTAATTCGTTTAACTTTTTAAGGTAATCTCTCAATACTTCATATTCTATTCTACCATCTTTTTTACTTAATACGTTTCCGTGTTCATCTACCGATTTACCTAAATTACCTTTATTGTTATTGATTTTATATAAAATTTCATCAAATATAGGTTGAGCTAAAAAGTAAAAAGATGATTTACCTTTACCTGTTCTGATTAAAAAGTTAGACATAGCCCATGTATACTTAACGATATTTAAACGAATAACGTATGGGTCTTTAGCAACGTCAACGTGTGCATTAATTAAAGCAGATAACCAGTCAAGTATCTTAATGTTATCATCGCCTACAACACCACTTAGATCTTTAATATCGTACATATCTGTTATAAAGTTCTGTTCAAACTTTAAATCTACAGCTTGCGTAAACACATGATGAACGTTATTTAACGCAAATGGTCCAATACCTGCTTTACCACCATTAAATTCAAACTTTTTATCAGATTGATACATCGGTGATGCGAAGTAGAAATTAGGTTTTGAACCTAATCCGTAACCTTTTTCAGTATCTACTTTTTTAAGTATCTCATTTTTCATTATATCTGTAGCTCTATCCAAAGGCATTCTTGTTTCAGATAAATGTTTTGGATCCTTTAATACAGCCATAAACGAATCAATCAATCTATTTTGTACTTGACGTTTATTGTTTTCTGAATATTGTTTATCTGTATCGTACTGTACTTTTAATAATCCGTTTTCTGCGGCATTATAATTATAAGTAGATACATATAATTTATCAATATCAAAGTCAGAACCTGTTTGTTTAGTGAATTCAGCAGGTAGAATGATAGTATCACCTACGGTTGAAGGTAACAAATCTACAATTTTAAGAGATGCAATTGAAGCAAGACCTTGTGTAGGAATACGATAACCTAAGGCTTCTAGATTATCATTATTTAATAAATATTTACGTTGCTCTTCAAATGATACATTTTGTAAATGTTTAGGTAATAAATGTTTAAATAAATTTATGGAAACCATACATTCCATTCTATTTTCATCATCTATAAACGCTAATTCTCTATTTTTAGCATAACTTGGTAAATCTGTTATTTTTGTACCTTTATTTATTGCAGTATTTTTACCAAATTCGGTATATGAACTATCTGTTTTCTTCCATCCAAAATTACTCATCTGAATAAAAGCATTACCTGGTAATACTAGATCTACAACATTACTATTTATCATAGATATAAATCTTGATTCAATCCATGATGCATCAGGAAATGCTGATAATTCCATCAATAAGTCATTATCTACAAATTGTAAAGCTTGTCTAACGTTGTTAGTCATATTACTATTTTTAGCATCTTTTGCTAATAGCTCAACAAGTTTTTGTTTATTTATAGAAACAACATTACCAGATTCATCTAATGTAGCACCAAGACTGTCTAATAAATCCTGTTTACCATATTCTGTTAACTGATTGATACTATTTGTATAAACATCTAGTAATTCTTTACCTGTTATTGATACACCATTTAACTCATACGAAGCGTTTTTATCAACATTTGACATAACCGCTTTTACTACCTGTGTACCAACACTAGATTCTGTAACATGGTGTGGATCTGTTAATAACTGTCTACGTAAGTTTTTAAATTCTTGTGTATATAGTGGCAGTTTATCAAGATCCGATATTTCATCGTTTTTAGGTGTTGTATAGAATGATTGTGCGCTTTGCATACCAACTTTTACTGCTGATTCAAATTTAACCATATCTATATTATCACCTTCTTTATTCATACGATTATATAGTTGTCTTAAACCTGATTCTTTATCTGTCATAGATTTAAAGATACAAGCTAATGACATCTTATCAAAAGTAGGTATATTTAGTTTATCTTTAGCAATTACACCAAAATGCATCATTTTTAATGGTTGCATTACTAGTTTAAGTGCTTCTACTGATTCTTCTGCGTTATTTTTCCAATCTTCAGTTTCTAGTATTTTAAAAGCATTTTCATGTTCAAGATTCCATTCACCTAACATAATTAGTAAGTCTCTATACATCTTTGGTGAAATATAAACCTGAGCATCTGTTTGATTTACATCATCATTAGAATAACCTTCGATAACACTATTTGCTATAGTTTCTGCTTTAGTAGTTGCTTCATCTTCTGTATCACCACTTGTTATAGCTTTACTATACTCTGCGTTATATATTCTATCATATATTACTTTAGTAAACGCTGAAGTTATTTGATTATCTTTTAATATAGTAGATGTGTAAGATGTTCTACTTATACTATCTGTTTGTAAATTATCACCAGTAGAAGATAATGCTGATAAACGTTTAACAACATCGTCTCTAGTCTTATAAAACGCAGGATCTTGTGAAAATAACTTTTCAAATTCGGTTATAGATATTACATTATTTATAACAAATTCTGAAGCCATTTGTAATACAGCATCACTTTCGTTCTGATAATGCTCTTTTAAAGTATTAAATCTATTTAAGTCTAAATTTTTATTAACAATTCCTGTTAAAGGTTTTGTTTTATCGTAACTTATAAGATTCAAATCGTTCATTCTTATTAATTCGTCATGTACTAATAATTTAATACTCTTATTAATATATGTTTCTAGTGTTTTTGGATCTTTTAATAATAATGTTTCTAATTGATTAATAACATCATCTACTGAATTAAATTCTTTTCTAAACTCTTTATTATCAAAAGTTGTTTCATTTAATTTATTAAAGTGTCTAAACCGTAGACCGTGTCCTTCTTTATTGTAATTACCTTTACCATTTTTATGATAAAATTCTACAAGCTCTTGAGAATCTTTACCTTTACTTTTTATAAAGGCGTTAGCTTCTTTAATAGAATTTAATTCTGATAAAAACATATTTTTAAAGTAATCTATAACAGTCTTGTCATATTTTACTTGTTTATTATCGTAATAAAATGGTTGTAAAAACGTTTTAAAACCATCAATTAAAAACCATGGTTTTTTATCAGCTAATGTAGGACTTACAAATCTATTATTTTGAATTGCAGTCATCTTTAACAAGTAATCTTCAGCAGGAGACAAGTCTAAGTGATTTCTACCTTTACCTTTATCTAAAACAGACAACATAGTATCAACTTTAACCTTTTTTCTTATAGTAGGATCATTTTTCATGGAATTTAACATGAAAGATGAGTTGTTATAAGTAGAAGATAATGCTTTGTCTAATTCTTGATCATTAGTTTTTAACCATTGTAGTTTATTACTTATATAGAAATGTTGTGAAACAAGATATATATTATCACCGTTTTCATTTAATAAACTATTTTCGGCAATATCTGGGAATGTTTTAACAAACTGTTTAGCAAAATTTTTAACAGATCCTTCATTTAAATAAGTATCTTTAAACTTAAGAATTGTATCTTCTTTTCTAGTTTTATTGGTTTGTATTTTCTTTCCTTTTGCGTATAAACCTATTGCCCCATCATCTGAAAATAAGTAAGTTAAGTTATTATCTTTACTTGTAAGATAGTTAAACAATTTCATATGATCACTATCTACACGATAACCAAATGGATTTTCATCTGATTGTTCATCTATTATACTTTTAAGTACAACAGGATTCATATCGATATCACCAATACCTACTTTATTTAATATAGTAGCAAATTGTTCTATTAATTTATAATATGGCTCTGTTATATCGTTTCTACGACTATTAATTACAGATTTTTTAAATTGTTCATTAAATGTATCAAATTCGTCTTTTATCTCTTTAAACGATTCTTTGTTTATATTACCTGTTTCATCAAATAATGTGGTAGACATTGCTAATTGTATACCCCATTGTTTAACGTAGTTACTTTCTGATTTTTGAATATTAGCATCAATTAAAGATGTTTCGTTACCTTTTTTAGTAGAACTAATCTTTAAATTTTGCATATGATGTTTAAACTTATTAAAAGTAACAGCAAATTGTGTTTTAAATATATCAGATTGTTGTTCTAGTTGATTTGCAATATATTCAAATATTGGATCAGTTTTACCTTTTTGATGTAAAGTAGCTAATTGTTCTTTGTATGTTGGTTTATCGATGAAAATATTGTCTAGTTTTGTTTTTAACGATACCAAATCATTAAATTCTAATAAACCGGTTATATCGTTTTGTTTTAATTGTATAGAACCATCTTCTGCAAACTCTACTTTTGGTTGTGTTAATAAAAATAACTTAATTTGACCTAACACTCTATCCATATCGGAGTATTCATAAGACGCTTTAATATGTTGATCTAAATCAGCATAACCGGTTTCTTCATCTTCTTTTAACTCTTCAGGTGTTTCTTCACTTTGTGGTTCTGATTTTACTTCTCTAAAGTTAAGAGTATCAATTGTATCTTTTATGTATGGTAAAAAGATATTATCAAAATTATCTACAATCTCTTTAAACATACCTGCTCTAAAATCATCGCCTTCATTTTTGTAATCATCTGACATATTTTGAAACATTTCTTTAGTTTCTTTATAGTCGATGTTTACTTTACTAGATAATGAGTCAAGACTATTAGATTTTAATACAAATGCTGTAATATTTTTAACAATATTATCAAACTGAGCCATAGATGATATATAATTAAAACCTAACTCAGTTAATGGTTTCATTGCTTCAGACATCATTACAGGATTAGCAATAACTAATCTATACCATTTAGGTTCTTCTACAGTATATAACCATGTATCAATACCTCTTTGTTTAATTATTCTTTGAAAATCAAAGTATTTCTTTCTACTTTTATCAGAAGTGTCTTTATTAATATTGTAATTCTCTTTTAATATCCAGTATGAACCATTAAAAGGTTTCTTACTAACAATACCTATTTGCTGTAAATAGTTTATATGACGTTGTTGTTCACTAGTTAAACTATCTATTTGCTTTAAAATAGTAGATTGTTCGTTAAACATTCTATCTATTTCAGACCAAGTTCTTGCTGGTTTATTATGTTTAAACTTACCTGATGCAATATTTTCAAATAATTTTTCAGTATATGTTTTTGGTATCTGTTTATTAGCATTAAACAAACTTATAAACCAATCAAATACTTTTCTTATAAAGTTACGTTTTAATGGTTTATTATCTGTTCTCTTTGGCATTTCACCAGTTAACATATATTGTTTAAACATATCTGCTAACTTCTCTTCTACATCACGTATAGAACCAGTTATATTATATACTCTTTCTGCTTCATCAAATAATTTTTTACGATCATTATCATCTAATAGCAATAAAGATACTCGGTGAAAAGCTTCGTGATACTCTGTTCCTTTTGGTGCTAATTTTGATAAAGTTATACCATCTTTAGTAAATGTACCGTATGCATATTTACCCATAGATGTTACATCGATCAGACCTTGCATTACAACTGGTTCTATGTTTAACATATTACCTAAGTTTGCAACAGCTTCATCAATGTTTATAGGATGAAACGATTCGACACCTCTACCAGCAATACTAGTAAATGTTGTTTCATTACTGCTATTTGATGGTTTATTTTCAAATTTAGTAAGAAATTTATTAGCGATTGCCTTATTTAATGGCTTTGGTTTAGATATAGGTTGTGTTAGTTGTTTAACTTCTTCTACCTGTACTGGTTTTACATCTATTGTTACAGGTGTTGGTTTAACTTCTTGTATTGTTTTTACTTCTTGTGGTTCTTCATTCGAAGTAGATACAGTAGCAATGTTATCAAACTTTAACCAAGTATTTAAATCAGGTTTAAATATATTAGTATCTGTATCAGTTCCTATATCTGATTGTAATGTTTCAAATTTATCTAATATAAATCCAAGATAACTTAAATTTTCATATTCATCCTTACTTAATGTAAAATCACCAAAATTAATTGAGTCAGTATTTTCAAATTTAATATTTTTTAACTCATCTATTTCATTAAGTTTTTTACTTAAATTCTTATATGACATATGAAATATCATATTCTTTTTAAGATGTTCTACTACTTGTGCTTTTATTTCAGGATTCTTAACAATATCCCATAACGAATATTTGGTTTCGCCTACCTGTAATGATTGTTTACCTTCTTCTACAATCCAATGTAGCTGTTTTGATATTAATTCAGGTCTGATATTATTAGATTTTGTAGTATCTTGCATAGTTTTAGCACCATTAAATACAATCAAATCTAATATATTTTTATATGATACACCAGTACCACGTAACATTCTATTTAAACCACCTTTTACAACTCTTGGTTCATCTCTTTGTTCTGTATTTTCACCATATATACCATATATGTACAAATCTAATATTGTGTTAGCAAATGTATCATTAATGTGTCTAGGATTTAACTTAACAACTGTAGCTAATCCGCTAGGTGTTTTATCACCTTGCACAAGTAGATATACATTACCGGAAGTACCACGATTAGGTAATACTCTACCAAAAGCATCTTTTATATCTCCTAATTGTGTGCCAATAGCAATCGGGGTATTTTTAGCATCAATTTTTGATATTTCACTAGGTATCCCTTTATAAACCTTACCGTCTTTAGTAAAAGCTGCAACTTTATTTATAGATCTATTATTAGGCATCGTAGTTTCAGGATTAGCACCTTCTCTACGAGTATTATTATATTTACCATTCTCACGAATGATAGTAGATACTGTAACTTTGTTTTTACCTGCTTTTTGTATCTGTGATAGTAAGTTAGATCTAAAAGTTCTTAGTTCATTGATAGCATTTTTAGATTTCTCTTGATTAGGTTCTCTTAAAATCTCAATTAATTTCTCAGTATTGGTTAAATCTTGAACAAAATATTTAAAGTAAGTATGATCACCATTATACAATAATGAGTTATCAACATAATTTCTCAATATATTATTTGGCATTTTTACTTCAAATACGATTGGTGCGGTAACTACATCAGTTAACTGTTTATCGTTTAATTTAAGTTTCTTTCTGCCATAATCAGCATCTATTTTAAATCTACCGTACTTAGCTAATAATTGTACATCAAAGTCAACATTTGCACCTAATTGTTCAATTATTCTAACTGTTTTATCAGTAGAATCTTTAGCATACCAGAATACATTATGTAGTTTTCTGTTTACATCATTGTTAAATAAAGTATCAAGATTATCTGACTGTGTGTCAGTAACAATAGGTTCTGTAAAATCATTAGTAGATTCTACTACAGGTTCTTCTACCTGTTGCTCTTGTTCTACTTTATCTTTTAATTTCTGTTCAATTTCTACTTTATTATTCTCATATAATTGCTGATCTTCTAACGAATTACGCTCAACACCATTAGCAATATCATCTACAAATTGATCTATAGGATTAGACTCTACAGAAGGCGATTCTTGGGTGTTTTTAGCCTCATTTTGAGCACTTTGTATATCTTCTGGTATAATCGCTTCACTTTGTTGTTTTTGTGGCTTATATGACCGTTTAAATTCGTCTACAGTCTTATATGGTTTTAATTGTTTTAAAGCGTTTTCATGAATATCAATTGTCTTTTCTGTATAATCTAAAGTAGTCTGTTTATGAACTAAATCTTCATATATAGGTAGTTGTGAATCCGCTACTTTCTTATATGCTTCTTTTTCAGATGGTGTCATTATACCATCTATTTCGTTGATAATATTATTAGTATTTGCTAACTCTTTTTTAGTTTCATCTAAATGTTGTTTAATTAACTCTTTATCAAAAGTAGAAGTTTCTTTGTTATCTAAACGATTAGCAAAGAATTTTAATTGTTTTTCTAAAGATTTTGTTTTAACAACGTTACTTAATTTAACACTCATGTTTGGTGTTACGCCAACTCTGTTACCATTGTTATCAGTAACTGTACTAAAATATAAATTAAGTTTACCTTTAGTGCTTAATAAATCAGCATTTAATTTACCTTTATCTGTATATAATTTATCTAATAAAAACTCATGTTTAGTTATTTGTTCAGCAATTGGTTGTTCGTATATCTTTGAGTTCTTTTCATATAAATCTGCTACTTTTTTAAATGATTTTTTATAATCTTCAATAGATGATTGTAATTTTACTTTAGCAGCTGTATCTGTTTGCATATCCGATGTACCAGACATACCATCTAATGCCATAAACTCTTCAGGTGTTGCTGATTTTAAATCATCTAACATCTTCAAAGCATTATCAGTATTACCTAATCTGGCGTGTTTTAATGCTAGATTTACTACGAGATTATCAGTAGCTCGTTTAATAGTTACAGGATCACCTAATTCTTGGGCAGTTTGTAAATTCTCGTGAGCTGAACGTAAATCACCTGCAAAATCTCTAATCGCTTGTACTCTATCATCTGTTTTGTTTCTACTTACAAGTTTATCATAACCAGCTTTAGCGCCTGCTGATGCAGCAAAACCCATTGAACCAAAGAATACATTAGTCCACATATCACCAGATTTAGCATAATTCTTTAAACGATTACCAAATGTTGTATTATCTTTTTCTGGATCTAATGTTATATCTGCTAAATGTTTAGCTTCTTCTGAAAAGATATATTGTAAACCTTCTTCTGCACCTTCAGCTACAGCATTTTTAGCAAAAGAGCCAATTGTTTTACCAACATAAGGTGCTATATCAAAACCCATAGCTTTTGCACTAGCTATTGTATTTTTGGCATATGCTTTTCCTAATGGTACACGTGATAAAAATAAATATTCTGGTATATCTTGTGCAAGTAATGCCCAGTTAGCTTTCCACGTAGCTGATGCAGCAATTGCTGCACCACGTTTAGCTTCTTCATCCGATTTACCTTCTTGTAGTAACTTTTGATATTCTTCATCAAAAGTATTACCAGCTTCCATACCGTTTTCACCAAGTCTAGAAATAGCAGCACCAGTTATTCCTTCCATAGACCACTTAACAGGTCTAGAAAACTTTGAAGCAAGTCCCATTATTTTACCAGCATAACCTAATATTTTAACAATACCTGTTGCTGGTATCGCTAAAGATATGGTCGATGCTGCGGATGGCATATTGTGCATCCACCATGACCAATGTGCTGGTGAAAAACTACCGGATTCATATGTTCTATAAACAGGTGTTGTCTCTCTTGCCCACTGTCGCATCGA